CCTGAATTTTTAACCGCGTCGTCTATCAACATTACTTCATCGTCTAACGCGTCTTTTATCGGCCCTGTAATAACCGACACCGCGCCGGTCTGGTCGGTGCGTTCGATGAGGTTAAGGGCTTGCCGGAAGTCCTCAAAATTGCCGAGCGTAAGCGGGTTAATCTCGCCGCCGCTTTTTACGAACGCCTCAACAGCTTCCGGGCTTTTGTCAAGCCCAAACTCAACAAAGAGATCATCTACGGCGCTAGCTTGCGTCGGAGACAGACGGCCAATCCGACGCTTGGTGGCCTTGTCCGCCATCGCTTGAACGATGGAATCCGTCAGGATCGGCGCGTTGGCTACTTCGGGGGCTACTTCTGCGATCTGCTTGTAAAGTGCGTTTTTCTCGGCACGCAATAGCTTCTTCCGACCAGAAAGTGCCTCCTTAATAGTCTGCCCGGCTTTGTCTGGAACGCCGAGGCTTGAAACAAAATCATCAACCCGGCCTTCAAAAGTTAGGCTATTCTGAAGCGCGCGGGCGCGCAGCGGATCACCAGCCTCGCCGCTGGCCATGCTTTCAAGGCGAGCCTCGCGGGCCTGTTGTGCAAAATCTTGTGTGACTTGCCCTGCTGTCGGGTTGATACCTTCCGACCTAAACCGGGCCAATCGCGCGGCTTGCGTGGGGTCTGTTCCTTTGGGCAGGTTTCTTACTTGCGCCAGCGCGTTCTGGTCTATGTCGCTAAACAATATGCCAGCCTTGTCAAGCGCGGCCTGGAATGCTGGCGTAGGAGCGCCGAGATTATCGAGCAGCGGTTTCCCGCCAAGCCCTAGCGCACGGCCAACCGCGCCAACACCGCGATTAACAACAGGAGCAAGCATCTCAGTGCCAGCTCCGAGGGTGGCACCGACCGCAGCCATTGTCGCCGCTTCTGCATTTGTTCCGCCTTGTCCTTTTGTGATAATTGCGCCTTCGGACGCGCCAGTCGCGGCAGACGCCAAAGCCCTGACAGGAAGGCTTGCAATGCGCGCCGCCATTGTTCCGGGGATTAAAAACGGCGCAGCCTGTCCAATAATTTCTCCAACGCTGGCCTCGGGGTATTGTTTCGCAAGCGCGTCAAATTTGGCTTTTTCTTGCGCTGAAAGCTGATTTAGAAGTCCGATGCCGCGCCCAACATCTCCTAGACCCTTAACCACGCCCTGACCCGCTGCCTTGGCACCGCTTAGAACCCGGCTCGGTGGGGTTGTGGTTTCCGGTGCGCCAGATTGCTGCGCTGAAATCTGCGAAGCCGCCGCATCTGATAGGCTTGTGCGAAGTTGGATCAATTGTTCGTCAGACATAGCCGAAAGGTCTTGCGGGGGCGACGCCGAACCACCGCTAAGACGAGCCTTTAGCGCCAACAATTCCGCATCTGTCATAGTGGAAAGGTCAGACACTATTTAGCCTTTCCGTTGGCAGAACCGGCTCGTTTGGCAAGTTCGGCGTCGATGGCTTCAATCGTGTACGAACGATTAATAGGGCGGTCGATTTCCTTTTTGACACCCTCGAAAACTGTTTCAGCATCTTTTCGCCAAGCTTCGTTGATACCGCGAATAGAGCGAGTGCCTTCGATATGCCCGGCTTTGAAACGGTTGTAAGCCGCGTCAAGAGCCGCGATCTTGGCTTGCCCACGCAGAAAGCTGGCGATGTTCTCCTTGGTGGCAGTCTTACCGGGCACACCCTCAAGCGCCAAAGCAATGTCGGCGTCGGAGGCCGCGCCGGGCGGTAGATTGCGAACCACGACAGAATTTCGTGTCGCTTGGAACCGCTCGCGCAGCGCCGTGATATAATCCTGTTCGCCAAAGAACCCCTTAGCCGCTTCGTCAAGCGCTCCACGCGCGCCAGCTTCCAATTCTGGCAACACTTCAAAATCCGCAGCTAGTTGGGTCATTTCAGCGGCCCGCTGCGTAGCCGCTCGCTCGGCGTCGCTGCTTTCTGTGTAAAGCTTCAAATACTGCTCGGGGATGTCGCGCTGTTTGGCGTCAAACTCGGCTTGCTCGCGCTCCGCTTTCTTCCGTTCAATCGCGGCCTTTTGCTGCTCAATGCGAAGTTTCGCGCCCTCGGTCCCGCCGAACGAACCCCCACCAGCCGAGGGAATGCCGCCACCCATACCGCCGCCAGATGCAGCCCCACTGGCTTGCGCCGTGCGTTGTCCGGATGGCATCGGCGCGTCTGTGCCGTACCTCATCTTGAAGTCGGCGCGCTCAAGGTCCAGCTTTTCGCGCTTAATGCGCTCATCCTCGGTCACGAGAGGCTTAATCAACCCCCGCGATTCCGCCGCTGTGGTGAATAGGCTCAACTCGCTTGCGGCTTCTTCCAACTTGTTCGCAGCGATAAGGTCGCGCACAGCCTGAGTGTCGGAAGGATCGCCGCCGAATTGGTTAATAAACCCAATGCGGTTGTCGATCAGTTCGAGGGCCTTGTCAGGCGCTCCCGCTTGAATGTATTGCAAGGCAATCTGAGCGTCCTGGGCAGCGGCTACGGTGCGCTCTTGGGATAGGGCTTTTTCCTCTGCCTTTAGTGCGCGCTTTTCCTCGCGTTCCAGCATCTGCGTGCGGGATCGGTTGGCGTCGAACTCTGACAAGTTGCCCTGGAAGCCCGCGCCCATGCGTTGAATGGCGAGGTTCCAGTCTTTTTTTGGAGGCGTGCCGCCGAGAGCCGCCGCGAGGTTTACGGTTTGGTCAGACATTCAAAACCCCATAATTCACGCGAAGCCATCCATCCTCGCCCTCGACTACCGCTTCGGGGTGGGTTTCTCTAACTTCCTGCGCGATAACGCCGAAGCCGGATGTTTCGCCGGTCACGCGCCGCCCGTCCTCGTTCCAATCCCAAACATAAAGCGGGATGCCGTTAACGGATTGGCCAACGCGCTGGATGTTCTCCTTAAGGCGAATGTCAGACGCCGACAAAGCCGCGATGCCGGTCGCCGCCTTGCCGATGTTTCCAAGGATGCCTTGGGTTTCCTCAACACCAGGAATACCCGGCAGCGCGCCGACTTGCGAGCCTTGGCCCGCCGCGATATTCGCCAGGATCGTGGCAAGGTTCTGCTGAGACTGACCCTGCTGCGCGCCAGCCCCGGCGAGGATGTTGGCAAGGTTGCCCGCGCTCGTGCCGATGGTTTCAGCAAGTCCTGTGCCCTGCTGATTAGCGAGGTTCGCAAGCGCGCTGATAGTCCCGCCCGTAGCCGCCGCAATGTCTTGCCCGGTCTGCATACGACCGCCCGCAAGCTGTGTGCCGGTCTGCTGCGCCAAAGCGCCGACATTCGTTCCGGTTTTGGATGCGATGTCTGCAAGGGCCAAACGGCGCGCGTTCTCGTTCTGCATCGCCTGAGTGTCGATATTGCCTTGTACGCCCATGCGCTGGCCTTCAAGGTTCCCGGCGATGCCCGCCTGTTGGCCGTAAAGGATAGACTGCTGCTGCGCCGCGCTAAGACCGGCCTGAGATAACGACCCAAGGCGGTTGAATGCGTTGTCGAAGTCCTGCGCCGCAAGCCCTTGGGCCTGTCGCTGCAATTCCATTCGGACCCGACCCCCACCCAGTCCACCGATAGCGGCTTGGTTGCGGAGAAGGGATTTCTCGGATTGCTCGCGTAAATACTGCTGCCCTGGGCTTTCTTGAAAATTCGCATAAGCCTGTTGCTGCGCGGGCATACCCATCGCACCAGACAGCGCGGCCTGTAGGTTGAAGGCTTGCGCACCCGGTTGGGCGAATGGGTTTAACTGCCCAACGCCCTGCCCGATAGCACCTTGGACCCCGCCCATGTTGTAAGATGCCGCCTGGGGCATCATTCCGGGGCCTGTGAGAGCGTTTTGCGCCTGACCATAGCCACCCATCAATCCGGCGAGTGCCGCTTCTGCGCCGCCCTGTAGGGCCATCTCTGAGCCGATAAGGCCAGTGGGGGGGCCGGACATTTGGGGCTGTTGCATCATGCCCGGGGAAGGCATTTGCCCGCCAGCTTGGATAGGTTGCTGCATCGGGACCGTGCCAGACTGTGCAGCGGCCCCGGTCTGAAGTTGGTCAGTAAATTGCGGCATGATCCCAGGAGAAGCCATCTGACCGCCCGGCGGAATGAACGCGGGCATAGTTTGGCCCATGCCGATGGGCTGCTGCATCATTCCGGGGGATGGCATCTGACCGCCCGCGCCCGGGCCAGTCATCTGCGGACCAGCGGCGTTTAGGGAGTTGAGAATGCTTTGAAGATCGACGGGAGACATACTAACCACGGTACATACCCCCCTGAATTTGGGCTAACAGCGAGGAAAGGTCGGGCTGTTGGGGCTGTTGGGGTTGTTGGGGTTGGGCCGGTGGCGTCAAGGCTTGCGCGCTGCTCGTAAACTGCGGAAGCGTCTGCCGGGCAAAGTCCGCGTTATACGAAAGCTGCGTGGGGCGAAGTGAACCCATATTCATAGGCTGGCCCATCAGCGCGGCTTGGATCATCGGAAGCCCACCAATAAGCTGACCCTGCGCCCCAACATTGCCTTGCTGCTGTAGGCTTAACTGCTGCGGGATTGTCCCACCCAAAAGGCTAAGGGCTTGCTGTAGTGATGCGTTGCGGTTCTGGTCGGCAGCGCCAAAAAGGGATTGAGCAGCGCCCGAGGACTGTTCGGCAAGCCGTTCAAATAGCGCCCGGTCCTGCGCGTTCTGGTCAATCTGCGCCTTTTGCGCCGACTTATCCGTCCCGCCAAAAATGCTTTTGACAAAGCTACCCATTATGCGTTTCCAATCTCAGGGCGCGTTATTCCTAAAATCCACTGGTCGTGAATTGCGCCGTTTTTCAGGTAACTCTCTCGGTTGGTCCCTTCCAACTTAAACCCAAAGGACAGCGTAAAATCGCGCACGTTGGGATATAGCGAGGGGATAACCGCGATAATTTTGTGGATTTGAGGCAAGTTTTCATGCACCCAAGCGAGTGCGGCCCTGCCGGTGGCCTTGGAATGCGGCTTGCGGTGTTCGGGCAACACGTTCGCATGGATTTGCGCCGTGATGCTGTTTAGGCGCTCAATCTGGTAAATACCCACCTCGGTATCTCCAGACTTCATTAACAGCCAAATATCGCGGTCAATATCAATCTCGAAGTCGTCCGCGCCGTCCTCGGCTATTGTCGCAAGAATATCGGGCCTTAACAATATTGATTTTACCACCCCCGCGTCATAAACGCGAGAAGCAATCACACCAGTATCCACCCTTGCGTTGGATCGCCCGCGATAGCCGTGTCCCTCTTGATATACAAAATGGACCCCGCCGTCCCTGCCGTGTTCATGTATAGGCTGGTCTGAGGGGCGTTCACCACACCCTCCGGGGACCCCGAGCCGGTGATGATCGAGAGCAGGGAGACTTGCTGCGTCCAAGTCCTGAATACTTGCGCCATGCGGCCATTTAGGTCCGTTATTGGCTGGCCTTGGTTCGGGGGTATAATCATCCGACAACATCAGCCTCCAACTTGATAAACACAGGCTTAACCGGGTCCGACATTTGAAAGCGGAAAATCTCAAACCGTTGGGCTTGCCCGTTTCTGCGCCAGATCACCCTATGCGTATAATCACCTAGGCGACCGAGGGACCGAATGCGCGGCGCGGTCCAAGTCTTGCCATCGAGCGAACGTGTCATGGTTATTTTAGGGTCGGGGACTGTGGCGTTGCCCACCCCGCTTTCTACGGTCAACTCTAGCCAAGGAAACGACACGGGCTTGGAGTTATTGCTAAAGGGCATAGTGCTTACATCGCGCAATATCTCGGTGCCGTAATCGGTGTAAGCATCGGGGGATAGTTCACCAATGCGGCCATCTAAGTAGTCCGCCACAATGGTCCGGTTGTACGCCGTCACGAGGGATTGAACACGCCAGCGTGAATTGATTACGCCGTCAATGGTGGTTACGCGCGATTTGCGCTCATGCCATTTCTTGCTGCGCTGCTCATACACGACACAGGTATCAGGCAGAACCCAACCAACAAACCGCGCGCCGTCATCGCTATAGGAAAAGCCATAGACTTGGCTTAATTCCTCGGGGGTCAGGTCTTGCAAGAGTAGGTCGATGCCATCAGACGAGATGGGGACCATTTGGGAACCGTCAAAGGCCATGACCTGGGGGTTTTCGTTTACATCCCCGCCGATGCAATAGAACGTGCCGTGGGCGTTCACAATCGAGAGAGGCGCGTCGATCCCGCTGTCCATCACGAAACCTTGAACGCGCTGAAAGGGAAAGTCTGTCCCGCCGATATTCTGGAAAGCCTCGATAGTCTGCGCGCCGCCGATATACAGTTGGTTGCGGTGTACGATGGGGGCGACAATATCGTCCGGGTCCGTCTCAGCGGAGCCGAAGTCTAGCGCGTTCCAATCCGTTCCGTCATTCAGGGCAGAGGCTATAAACTTCTTGCTGTCTGTCGTGCAGACAAAATACCCGTCGATATAAACCACATATTGAGGGTTGCCGTTTGCGTCAAAGTCCGGGTCTGTAATCTCCACAAGGCCACCGGATACGGTGTAGATATAGCCCGTTCCACCCGGCACCAAGATCATCAATTGCGTGCCGTTGTCGGCTATGCTCACGCGGCCAGTGCCCGAGATGTTCCCCAAAAGGGTTGTGCCCCAAGTCTCGGTTGTTCCGCTGACGGTGCGGTCAAGCCTGTAGAGCCATCCACCCTGTACGAAATACGGCACCCCGGCCATAACATACGAGCCACGGTTAGCGTGCTTCCGGCCCCCCGTTGTCGTCAATTGCGTAAGGCCCGGCGTACCAAAAAGCACCTCGGGAGACATGCCGCTATCAACTACTTGAACGTAGAGGTTAGAGCATTGCTGCGCCGAGATTGGCTTGGACCGGCTTACATAGAAACCATTGGTAAACGGAAGCTGGGTTTCGGTCATCGAGACGCTATGAAAATTGCGTTAGTGACTGTTAGATCGTCCGGGTTTGTGTCGTTTGCTACATACAATTCGATGTAATCGTTCTGCGCCAATTCGAGAGAATATGGCAAGCAAACGGCGTGTTTATTGGTTTGATTGGTTGTGGCCGTAACCTGAGACGCCGAGATAACCGACCCGTTTTTATACAGGTAGGCAGAAACATCCACGTTCCCCGATCCTGTAGCCCTTAACATTGTGATGGACGCTTTGATGGAAAACCGCGCGGTTTCTGCGCCTGTGTAGGTTAATCGGCCACCAGTAGAGGCGCTAAAGTTCTCGGTATCGCCCGCCGTCCAAGTGCCCGCAACAATGACCGGGGCAGCGGTGCCCGCAATAGTGGTGGCCGTCGAATTGCCGTGCATCGTCACGATGCCGAATGGCTGGTCCCCAGTTGCCGAGATGGTGATGATGTTCGAGGACTTGGCTACCGAGATGCCTGTTCCGCCTTTGAGCGAGGCAAAGACCGGGGACGCGACCGAGAAGCTGCTCACCAGGGCCGTGAATGAGCCTTCCTGCGTGAAGTTGTTTGCTACAGTGATGCCGTTGTCAGGGGAGACACTACAAACGATGCCGTTCCCATCCTCTAAGCCTCGGATGGTGTAAACCGAACCCGCCGTCTGAAGGACAGGGGTGGCCGAACCAGCACCCGCCGCAACCAATGTCCCGGTAACACCCAACGCCGTAAGAAAGTTGGCCTTCGTGATTTTGTAGTTTGTCGAGCCTGAAACAAACGTAAGCACCGCGCCGTCTGGAATGGACGTAAGCGCGGGGAAGTTCGATATCTTCCGGCCTTGGGAATCAATGGTCATGGCGTTGAAGCCTCTGCGGTGTTGCTTTCCAGGCTGATAGACCCGGTGGTTTCTGCCAAAATCTCAGCCTCGTTCGCGCCGTCATAGAATCGGCTGGTGTTAAACGTGTTCGCTTGTTCGTTCCCGCTGCCGATGGGCAATGTGGAGGGATAAGAAGTCGGGCTGATGGTTTGGCCAATAATCCGCATGGCCTGTAAGCCCTGGGCCGCAGCCGTCACAAGGGCGGGGCTGATTGTCCCGTTGTAGTCGGGGGCCACCTCGATGGCCATGTTAGCAATGACGCCGCGCAACGCCCCGGTGGGGATGGTTACTTCGTCGCCTAGGTCGCTGACTTCGGTATAGCCGAGCGTGATGCCTTCAGCATCCAGCGCAAGCATGTAGTTATTCAGGGCAAAAATGAAGTCCTGATACTCGTCGGCCTCTAGTGGAGCCTCGGAAGCCTGGACGAGAATGCGCTTAAGGGCCGCGTTGGCGACCTGTGCGACCGTCGCCATTATTCATCTTTCTTGGAAGCTCTGCCACGGCGCGGGGCGGGTTCGGACGGGGTAGCGGGAGCGCCACCATCGACGCCGACTTCAGCGCCCTTCGGTTTCCAGCCCATTTCCGCGCACGCCTTAATCGTATCGGGGGAACCGTTGGTCGTGATTTCAGTACCGCTTGGGCGCACCCAAGTAATCGTGTCGGCCATGATGCCCTCTTGATCGAATTAAACGAGAAAGTAGAAGGGGGCCGAAGCCCCCTTCCCTTCATTAGCCGCCGTAACCCTGACCCGCAAAGAACGGGTTGAGGCACGCATAGGCCGGGCGGAAGTCGAAGCGAACAATCTGTTTATTCGCCAGGAAGTCCGTGCCCTTAGACACGCGGAACTGCAACCCGTCCTCGGTCGTCGCAATCGTATCCGTCGAGTAGAGTTTCTTGATCGGCACGGAGCCAATCGAGAACGCTTGAGGATGCCAGAACAAGTTGGGCTGGATGGTCGTAAGAGCCGCGCCGCCCAGGCTGATAACGTCGCCCGAGACAACCGCCGTCGCCGTGGTGTTGTACTGACCACCGCTTTCAAAGATAGCGGGACCGGCCACCGTAATAGTGCCCTGACCAGAACCGTTGAGCGTTACGCCGGTCGTGACCACACCTGAGAACACAATCGCCGCGCCGCTTGAATCCAAGATCGGCTGACGGGTCGAAAGGTTCAAACGGTTGCGCCCGGTGATGCGGACAGGTTCGCCAGCCGCAATCGCCAAGTTCGCCTGGAAGCCAGTGACCGCGATGCTCTGGGTCATGGTGTCCTTGGCCGTCACGTAAGTCACATCGGGGTTGGAGGCGACTGTACCGGCACGGTCGGCACCCGAACCTGTGGTAAAGCTGGCCAGCGTGGTCGCGGTCATCACATCGAAGCCCGCAAAGTTACGGGTGATGGTCGCGCGCTGGTTGGCGTTATCAACGGTCTTGTCCGAACCACCACCAAGCGAGCGTTGGTTGGAGGCAAGGCTGCGCTGCGTAAACGGGTTGACCGCGTAGCACCACATCTGGTCCATCGGCACGCCTACGGACTGCATGAGAGCGCCAGCGCCCGCAATCTGGTCCCAAGTCGTGACGCCCGTACCAATCGAGCCGTACACGAGGTTGCTGTTCTTCATCATGAAGCCAGCAAAGTCGAGTTCCAGGTCGGTCTTGATGCGGGTCGCCATCGGGGCCAAAAGCTGGTCCAACTGGTCCATCTTAAGGGCTTCGTCGGCTTCGTCGTAGTTAACGTGAACCGAGAAGTAGTTTTGTACCGTACCGGAAGCTTTGCCGGTGATGATGTCCGAGGCGGTGTTAGAGGTCAGGTCGCCGTTAGAAGTACGAACCGACTTGTAATCGGTCGGGCGTTTGAAATCGACAACCGTACCCGTCGAAGGGTCGAATTTGCCGGTCAAAAGCTGAGTGTTGACGTTCTTGGAAAGAACGCGGTCACTGTCGAATTTTTCGAGAAAGACGCGCGCAAGTTTTCGCGTGAAGTTCGAGTCAAGGTTATTGGCCATCTTATGTCCTATTCAAAGGTGGCACCCTTTGGGCCTCGGTCCTTTCTTGGCGATCCACCGCCATCAAGAACATCAGCCGGGTCGGGGGCCTGGGTTCTGGATTTGACGGCTGCGAGTTTTGGCTTGATCTCGGATGCGATATAAGCGCCCACCTCAATGGGGCTTAGGTTCGTCACCCGCTCAAGAACACCAGGGTTTTTCGCTAGATACATCGTCATCAGCGGGCCTTGGTCGTCCTTCAGGAGAAACTGCGTCAAATCCTCAGAGATACCGTAATTTGACAGGGCCGTGGCTGCGTTCTGTAGGTCCGGGGCCGGAATGCCCAACTTGTCCGAACGCTCTTTATACGTGACCGCAGTTTTGTACAGTTCCGTCTGTTTAGCCTCAAAACGCTGGCGCTCTAGTGCTTCGCGCTGCTCTTTCGCAGACTGCTGTTTAGCGTCGAACGCCGCCGCCGCTTGTATTGCTCGATCCCGTTCCGCGATTTTCGTCTCGTAATCCGCGTCGTAGGGGTCGGGAAGTTTCGGAACTGCGGGCCGGTTTTCCTTTGGAAGTCGGGCCTCCATCTCTCGCAACCTTTCCTCGGCTGCTTGAAACTTTCGCTCGGCTTCCCGGGCTTTGAAGGTCTTTTCGCCAATTACCTTGTCGAAAATCGCTTGCTGCTCGGGGGTAAACTGGACCTTTGGTTCCGTTGTGGCATTTTTGCCACTGTCCGCCGCTGTGTCGGACTTATCGGATGTTTCTGCGCCTGTTTGTGTTGGGTCCGTTACCGGAGTTTCAACGTCATCAGCCGCGTCATCCGCTGCCAGCGTGTCTTGTTCGCTCAATTTTTGCCCTTTGAAGGTTTGGAGGCCACGCATCTGCGCGTACCGACACGGTGTGGTAAATTTGCACAAAGGTCAAGCAAAAATACCACAGTTGCAGAAATGCAACAGTTTAATCACGATGTTGTCGGAGTTTGTCGGAGTTTCCAGCGCGGCTGAAACTAAATCCAACTAAATACCTTGACAGCCCGGATTACATCAGCAGCAGGAACGCCGCCGCGTTGCGCTGCCTTAACAGACGCAATCTCTCAGCCTCGGCCATCTCAGCGGCGAGCCTCATATCGTCTGCGAGACGCTTGGCCCTAAACCGTTCCATGATGGCCAACGCTTCGGCCCTCGATGTAATGGGCTTGGGGGCGGGTTCTTGAACCAACGGGCGCGCAATGACCGGGGCCTGTTCGGGCTTAATCCCGAAGCTGTCAAGCAATTCCCAAGGCGTGACAATTTGCGCAGGGCCTTGCGGAACCTTACGGGGTGCGCGGGCCTTTTTGACCACCGGGGCAGGTTCGGACCTGTAATAGCCTGGGTAATCTTCTAGGTAATCAACGCGCCAAGGCTTCTTTGA